TTTCACTGATGTGCAAGCGTTCTATGGAGATGCGGATGTGACGAGTCTTGCAACATATTCCGTTACGAAATCAACTGGACTTACCGGAACATGGGATGGAGCAAATCATCGGTACACAGTAACCAACTTAACTCCAGATGATGGATATGTAGATATAAACATTACATATAAGGAAGTAACTGTTACTAGGAGATTTACCATCAGCAAGTCAAAGGATGGTGTGTGGCAGAATAATGTTGTTGAATTGTATGCGTTGAACAATGACGCAAATACTCCTCCGGCAGACAATGCATTCACAGAGGGCATCAAAACTCCTTCTGAGACTCAGAGATTCCTGTGGAATCAGGAACGAATGATATACTCAAACGGTGAAACGCTTACACTGGACAAGCATTTGATAGCTATGTATGGTGAAACTGGTGTTGGTATATCAAAAGTTGAAGAGTATTATGCTTTGTCACCGAATACAACTGCACCGGCAGACAATGCTTTCTCTCAAACTGTTCAGATTCCGACATCAACGAATAAATATCTTTGGAATTACGAACTTATCACTTATACCAGTGGAGAAACGAAGAAGACCAATAAGCATATTACTGGCACTTATGGAGACAAGGGAGATAGTGCAATCCGGTACTATCTGGAGTTTTCAACCAAGGTATTAAAAATAGGAAAGAATGGTGCTTACACTCCATCGAGCGTTACTGTTTCTCTACGGCAAGTAGTTGGGAATACTGGTGTTGCATCTGCTTTCACCGGAAGACTCAAAATTGTTGAGTGGAAAAACGGAACACAGAAAATAAGAAGAAGAGAAACCGAAGCTGGTGTTTCAGTTCTTACACTTACACCTTCCGAAGCGAACATCGATTACATCAAATTTGAGATGTACAATTACGTCAATAGTACTTATACACTTTTAGATCAAGAATCTGTCCAGTGTATGATTGACTTTGATGCATTGTCTCAGGAAGATATTCTCGATGTACTCACAAATAATGGTGACTGGGAAGGTATCTATAAACAAGGTGATGATTATTACATCAATTTTTCGGCTGCCAAAGGTGGATTACTTATTCTTGGTGGAAAAAACAATGAGAATGGTACACTTGAGGTAAGAAATGCGGATAAAGAAACCATCGTAACAGCAAACAAAGATGGCATTAATATTAATTATGGTTCTTTCACTATAAAGGACATAAACAATAAGGTTGTATTCGGGGTAACAAATACCGGAGTTTTAACATCTATATCCGGTTCGATCGGTGGAATTAATATTGCTGATGGAATGATTTATAGTGGCAGTAAGAAATCTTACAACTCAAATACAGCCGGATTTTGTTTCGAAAGTGATGGTGACTTTGGAGTTGGCGGTCAAAATAGCTACATCCAGTGGGACGGAAGCACACTAGCTATAAAAGGCAAAATAACGGCCACTGATGGTGAAATCGGTGGCACAGTAATTAGTTCAAGTAGTTTCCATACAAAGGACAAAGATAGTTATAACGATTCAACGTCTGGATTTTATGTTGACAATTCCGGTTACTTTGGAGTTGGTAATGATGAAAATTACCTCACATGGAATGGAAGCACTTTGGAAGTATCTGGAAAAATATATCTTGGTAGTGAAAGTTCAATTTCTATTTCCGACAATTTCACAGTAACAAGTGAAGGTTATATGACTGCAAAGTCTGGTAAAATTGGAGGATTCACAATAGGTGAAAAAATGTTTTCAACCACTTCTGGATTATACATATCCACAGAATCTCTTCACGATACTATAGACGGTGTAGAATCATGGAACTGGTTTATAAAAGTATCAAATGTTTTTGGAATTACTGGTGATGGTTTTTTGGTATCTGAATCTGCTCGTATTGGTGGTATGTCGTTTGCGGCAGGATATTTTAGCGCAGGGCGAAAAAATTCCTATGATTCAAGTTATTATGGTTTTTACTATGATAATGAAGGAAAATTTGGACTTGGTGGTGGAAATACATACATACGGTACGGTGGTTCTGGAACAAGCGTAACAGCATCATTTGGTGACGTTGTTTTCACTGATGATGTTGATTTTACTGATGCAACCGTAACCGGATTGAGTATTGAGGTATCAGATATTCCCGAATCAATTAATCACGGTGTGACATTCGCTGGTTCTGTAAATTGTTCTGGAATTGAAACGACAGGAATAAATACAAAAAACGGTTACGCTGCTAGATTTTATAGTACTGTATATTTCCACAATTTGGGAAGTGAACAATTGACAACAAACTATAGATTACTTCGTATTGATAATGATAATAAAGTTAGATTCTGTAATCCCAGTTCGTCCATAAGGTATAAAGAAGTACAGAGAGACTTGACGGAAAAAGACATCGCAAAAGCATATAACATTCAGCCTAAGATGGCAAAATACAAAGAAGGGGTCATAGCAAAGGAAGACCAGAGATATAATAAATACTTCCCGATGTTTGTTGCAGAGAATGTATACGATAATCTTCCTGATGCAGTTGATTTCAATGAAGACGGTCAAGTCGAAACGTGGAATCAGATGATTATGATTCCTTTGATGTTCCAGATGCTCAAGTCACAGAAAGAAGAAATCGAAGAACTGAAGAAACAAATAAATCATTTAAACTAAGGGAGTCTTATTAGGCTCCCTTTTTTAATGGAGGAATATAAAATGGCAGAAAAATATCTAGGACAGTTAACAGCTAAGTCAGCACCTGCAACCGGAGACATCCTTGTATTGGAAGATTCGGAAGATACCAAGAAAATCGACTATGATGCTCTGGCGAATGCGATCCTGAATAAACTTACAACAAAAACGTATACAGTAGCCGGTGGAACGAATACTTTAATAGCTGCGATTGATGCATTAAATAGCAACCTTCAGGCGAAACTGACGGTGCCTAATAATATTAGCGGAACTACGAAATTTACAATCGCTGACGGCTATCGTGGGATACTATTCATTACTGATAGTGCAAGTTCGCGATGCGGACAGTACATCGTATATGCAACAGGTGGAGGTGCTGTAGGATATAAAGAGGTTTCTGCTGCAAGCGGTATTACGTTTGGCAGTAATACTCACGAATTGATCTTAAATATAGATTCTGGGGCTAGGACAATCCTTTTTATTACCATTTCTAATACTGCGCCAACGATAAAATCATAAGAAACGAGGTCAATGTATCCTATACGTCATCATAAACGGTCTCAGTTTTTCAATGTATGTAAATACCAATTTAACGCACTAACCATCTCAATGTAAAGTATTGAGTCTATATTCAAGAAACGAATAAGTATACAAATCGCCTCTCATAGCAAATTGTTATGGGAGGCGAAACTATTTCATGGAAGTGATTTTCGTGTTTGTGTATTTGAATGTAAATCCAGACAAGAATCGGACGATTGATTGCGTTATTAGGGCTGTGTCTTTTGTCACAAAAAAAGACTGGGATACAACATTTATGCATATCGCAGTCAAGTGCATGAAGTACCACGACATGCCAGAAGTGAATTATGTGTGGGCTGAGTATTTAACGGAAATGGGATTCAGACGGCATATGATTCCTGATACATGTCCATTATGCTATACGGTAAATGATTTTTGTAAAGATCATCCGATAGGAACATTTCTTTTGGTCATTGTTGGATATGGAGAACGAGGTGGGCATGTTGTCGCTGTCGAATTTGGAAACCATTATGACACATGGGACAGTGGAAATGAAGTTGTCACTTATTATTGGGAGAAGGTGATGAATGATGCCGTATAACTATTCCAATTATAGTAACGGACAGAATATGCAATATCAACAAGGATATCAACAACAACCAATGAATTATCAGGGCTACCAACAGCAACAGCCAGTATTTCAACAGCAGATGATGCAACAGCCTTTGTATCAAAACCAACAAGTACAACAACAGCAAAATCAGCAAAATACCAGACCACAGAATTCTCCGATTATCCAATGGATAAAGGGCGGTGAGAATGCAGTAAATGAGTATCCGATGGCTCCAGGTACTTCCATGATCTTTATGGATGACAATGATAATCCTCCGGTGATGTACATAAAGACGGTTGATTCGCTTGGACGTATGCAAGAACTTGAAATCTATGATTGTATACGTAGACAGAGAGGGAATGCATCATACGCACAAGCACCACAACAACAAGTACAACAGCCACAACAGCAACAGGTTCAACAACCTCAGATTGACCTTTCTCAATTCGTAAAGAAAGACGATTTAGAAAGTATGGTCAAAGAGTATGTAAATAAAGCCCTTGAGTAGAGGTGATATATATGAGCAATCCGTTATTCGGACGTTTTGGAGGATCGGGTCAAATGCCTGGTCCTCTTGGCAATATGCAGAACTTTGTTAAACAGTTTAGGAATTTTCAAAATCAATTCAAGGGAGATCCCAGAGATCAAGTACAGCAATTGCTGAATTCCGGTCAGATGACGCAAGAGCAATTCAACCAACTAAGTAATATAGCCAACCAACTAAAGGATTTTATGAAGTAGTCCTTTCGCATGAGTATGCGGTTTTGGTTGGCTTTATTATTTATAAAAATTAAATATGGAACTAATCAATGAAGAAGATCCGAATATAGGTCTTTTTTTGTTTCCCAGTAACTAATTCACAAATTTCATTATAACGGAGGTAATTGTTATGTCCTTAGTAAATGAAGGTAACGGTGGAAATGGAATGGTAATGCCTGTTGGTCCGATGGCTAGTGCTTATGGCGGTGGCTACGGTGGTGGCTACATGGGTGGTGACATGATGTTCTTCTGGATCATCCTCTTCCTGTTCGCAATGATGAACGGAGGATGGGGTGGATTTGGATTCGGTGGCGGTGCAGGAATGCCGTACATGATGAACAACACCACGAACAACGATATCCAGAGAGGTTTCGATCAGCAGTCCATCATGGGTGGCATCAATGGTATCCAAACCGGAATCAACGGAATTTCCACGCAGCTTTGCAACGGATTTGCAGGAGTAAACGCAACAGTATCCAATGGTTTTGCACAGGCTGAAATCGCTCAGAACGCTAGACAGATGGCGAACATGAATCAGCTTAATGCAATTGCTATGAATCAGCAGAACTTCTGTTGCGAGAACCGTGCAGGTATCGCAGACCTGAAATATACCGTTGCAACGGAAGCTTGTAATGATCGTCAGGCTGTAACCAACGCTCTGTTTGATGTAACAACCGCTCAGAACAACAACACTCAGCAGATTCTGAATACGATTAACAATGGTATTCAATCCATCAGAGATGACATCTGTCAGGAGAAGATTGAGAATCTGAAAGCGCAGAATCAGAATCTTCAGACTCAGTTGAACATGGCAACGCTGAGAGAGTCTCAGACTGCACAGAATGCATTCATTCAGCAAGGATTCAGCAATGAGGTGGATCAGCTGTACAACAGACTGAATAGTTGCCCGGTGCCCAGCACCCCGGTTTTCGGACGCACCCCGATCTTCACCTGCAATAACAACAATGGTTGTGGCTGCGGAAACGGTATGATGTAATCACGGCTTTCTGAAAGGAGGGATTAGATATGCCATCTTATGGATATAATCAAGTCCAAAGTGTCCCACTGAATCAGGGAGCCATATTCAACACTGTCAGCGGTTGTGGATGCAATTGCGGAAGGATTTGGCATGAGAATGAAACACCTACCGCAATTCTGCGAGGTGGAAACTGCGGAGCAAAATACAAAGTTACCGCAATTTCGAACATTGCACTGCCAGAAGGTGCAACAGTGGTTCCGATAGCTGTCGCTCTGGTTGTGGATGGGGTTGTTAGACCGACTTCTCGTGCGATTTCAACTCCGGCGGCTGTGTTGGAATATGACAGCGTGACTGCCTCTGACATCATCACGGTTCCTCGTGGTTGTTGTTTTAGAGTTGCCCTTGAAAATGTGTCTGCAAGTGAAGTCGCAGGATATGTTCCTGCACCGCTTATCAATATGCAGAACCTCAACATCACTATCAATCCAGTGCAATAAGGAAGGAGGGAGAAACCCATGGGAGAAGAGAAAAAAATCCTTGAAGGATTGAAAGAATTGTATCTTGATGAGATCAAATCCATCAAAAAGAAGGGGGAACTCACTCCTACGGATGGCCAGTCCGGTAAACTCGCACTTGAAGCACTTGATAAAATCGAAGATCTTTGTGAAAAGTACGATATGAAGGAAGAAGGTCATTCTGAGATGATGTATCCGAACAGGAGATATCAGAGGATGCCGAATGACGGAACTGGATATGCAGAAAGAATGTATCCTCAGTATATGATGAATGACGGTATGAGCATGAATCATATGCCACGGACAAGTATGATGCCTGATGTCCACTACGAATACGGAGATGGTTATCACAATGATGGTGGTTATGGTTATCATCGTAACTATTATCAGAATGATGGTTACAGTAATCGAAGGGGAAGAAGTTCGGTCACCGGAAGATATGTCTCAAGAGCGAATGGAGACGATGACATGGTCATTGACGATATGATCCAGAAGCTTGAGGGCATGAAGGGAAGGTAACGTTTGACACAGATTACGGTAAGATGATTTAAAGAATGGAGGCATATCAAATGTCCATTGAAGAAATCTTTTCAGCCATGTCAGCACATATGGTAACGGGTATGATGGTTCACGAGCAACTGATGAATTCCTATCTTTTTCTAAACCTCAACGGATATGCAGCTTGCCATGAATACCACTACATGAGTGAAACTAAAGGACATATCAGGTTGTCAAGGTACAAGGTTGATCACTATGACATGATCATCACACAGACGTTTGACAGTAATAATGTGCCAGATATAGTCCCTATGTCATGGTACGGATTTAACCGAAATAAGATTGATCCAAACATGCGTATTCAGGCGATAGAAGCTGCCCTTGACGAATGGATTAAATGGGAGGAAGAAACCAAATCGTTCTACCAAAAGATTTACACGGATTTGTTAACACAGAACGAAATACCTTTTGCTGAGTTTGTTAAAAGTTACATCCTCGATGTGGAAGAAGAGATTGTATATGCTAAGTCCGAAAGACTTGCGAAGTCATCAATGGGCTTTGATATTGTCTCAATTCTTGAAGAACAGGAAGAGTATGAAAAACGTTTCAAGAAGAAACTGAAAAATCTCCTGTGAATCATCCTTGCCAGATGGAGGACAAAATGGAAATACTACATTATATCTCCGCACACTGGGTTGAATGGCTTTTCATGATTGTAACCGCTGTCATAGGGTTTGGATACAGAACAGTTTTAAAGAGACTGCAAGAAGAAAAGCAAAGAAACGAAGCGATTGCGGAGGGAGTACAAAGTCTCTTACGGGAGAGCATCGTCAATAATTACAACAAATATAAAGACAAAGGATTTTGCCCTATATATGCGAAAGAGTCAATCAAAAAAGTGTATGAAGCCTATCATAATCTGGGCGGAAATGATGTTGCAACAAGTCTTTACAACAAAGTTCTGGCGATGCCAGAAGAAACAGTTTCCGATAAGGAAGAATAAAATGATTATCTGGCAGTAGGTCGAAAACACTTACTGCCAGTTTTTTATAGATTGAAAATTTGCATGAAACTTTACACTTCACACAAGGGAGGTGAAGGAATGCTTTATATAAGACAAGAGAAGTCGAAGGAAGATAGGAAGGTCATCCTGACGCATATCTATCTGACCAAAAACGACAGTGCATATATCACACTTGACTTGACGGACGGATCCGGAAACCAGATACCGCTTACTGATGATGATGTAATCAGATGTCAGGTCAGGAAGACACCGGATGGTGGAGATATCCTTTTCGAAGGAATTGCAGATGTGGATGACGATGGTATCTGTTGGCACATCACTCCTTCGGATACAGAAGATGTCGAAGTTGGTGAATACTTCTGGGATGGACAGATTGAATATGCGGAAACCGGAGATGTTTTCAGTTTCGTTCCGGTCAGTCCGTTTACAGTTATGTCCCAGGTAACAGAGGAGGTGGATGGCAATGGGTGATATCAATGCTAGTATCTCCAATAGACAAAAGATTTCTGCCGGCATCAAAGAGACACTTCTGAAAGGCGCATCTGCCTACGAAATGGCTGTACAAGAAGGATATGTAGGCACAGAAGAAGAATGGCTTGCATCTCTGCATGGTACAGACGGTCATACACCGGAGTTATCATCTGAAAGAACTGGGAGCAAGGAAACGACCATTTACGCTGACGGTGTAGCGTTCGCACGAATCCTTGACGGAATTGACGGTGCTGACGGACAGAAGGGTGACAAAGGTGATAAGGGTGACACCGGAGCAACTGGGCCTCAGGGTCCAAAAGGCGATCCAGGCGAGCTGACCTTTGAAGATAAGCCTGCGGATGCTTCTGCGTCTGGTTCGCAAGGACAGGTAGCGTATGATAGCAATTATTTGTATATCTGTGTGGAAACGAATACATGGAAACGAGTTGCACTTGAGACATGGTAAACCAACTTAAAGGGCGCAAGAAAGAAATATGAAAACAAAATGCATAAAATCAAGTCAATATATGCCAGATATTCGGTGTCATATTGAAACCGAAGGCGATGATGGAATGTTCGGAACTTGCCCGAATTGCGATCAGTCAGTTCCAAAGTTTACAACTACAGTTGAGCCAACCAAGTTTTGTCCACATTGTGGTCAGGCTTTGAAGTGGGATGAATAACTTAAATAGGACATTGTGGAGTATGCCCACGCTGAAAAGCACCGATAGTTGTCCGAGTAGCGCTCAACCGGACAGAGAAAAGGCGGCATATACAGAACAGATGAGATGGGGGTCTGTTCTAACTTAAAAGGCGCATTAATAACTTTATCACACTCATGAAGTCTAAAATCCGAAGGATTAATAGACTATGAAATTGCATAGTTCAAAATAACGAGTCTTATTAAACTATGGGAGCTGTCAGATGATGGCTCCATTTTCATTTAAGAAAGGAAGTGGACATATGAAGTTCCAGAACAAAACATATGACATTTTAAAATGGATTGCGCTGGTAGTTCTTCCGGCACTTGCCACTCTGTATGGTGCGCTTGCACCTACGTGGGGATGGCCTTATGCGGAACAGATCGTGTATACCATCACAGCAATTGACACGTTTTTAGGTGCTTTGCTTGGTATCTCCAATTTGCAGTATAAGATGAATGGAGGGCAGGACGATGAAGGAAACGGTTAATATCCTCGACATTGTTGACGTGGCTGTGGAAACAACTCCGGAGACTCTGGCAGAACTGACGAATGGGAAGGGAGATGACGAGGAAGATGAGTAATAGTAAGCTTATTTCATGTGACATTCCCAGTCCGTTTAATTCTGGACAGAGACAGCACAGCATTGACAGGATCACTCCTCATTGCGTTGTCGGTCAGGCATCGGCAAAAAACATTGGTTTGTGGTTCCAAAGCCCATCGGCACGATGTTCCAGTAATTATGGCATTGGCAAGGATGGCGAAATCGGTCTGTACGTAGACGAAAGCAAAAGGTCATGGTGCAGTTCTTCAAGTGCCAACGACAACAGAGCAATCACCATCGAATGTGCTTCCGGAACACAGGAACCGTACGAGATGCATGATTGTGTATACGAGTCATTGATTAAATTGTGCGCTGACATCTGCAAGAGAAACGGAAAGAATCGCATGGTCTGGATTGATGACAAGTCAACAGCACTTGCCTATACTCCGAAGTCCAATGAAATGCTTGTTACAGTCCATCGTTGGTTTTCTGCACAACGTACTTGTCCAGGTACGTGGCTGTACAGTCGGCTTCCGGATCTGGTCAAGCGTGTCAATGTTCTTCTGGGTAGTGCTGCGACAGCTACCACTCATACGGCTCCGAAGAAAGAAGAAGAGATCTCCGATGGGACGTATCTTGTGAGAGTAAAGATCAGTGACCTGAATATCCGCTCCGGTCCTGGTACTGCTTATGAGCGGAAGGGGTATATCGCTCCTGGGGTTTACACCATCGTTCAGGAGAAAGTCACGAATGGAGTTGTCTGGGGTAAGTTGAAATCCGGTGTAGGCTGGATCTGTCTGGCCTACGCACAGAAGGTATAAATGATAAAGGGTCGGTCTTAATTGACCGGCCCTCTTTTTTTATGCATTATTAAATAAAGAAGAAACTCATACTGTTCTAGTGCCTACTGACTATAGCCATGTGGATATGGTTCAGAAACACTAGAATGATACGTTAAAAAAATAAGTTACGCAAAAACGATTTCAATTTTCTTGTCTAAACCGTATTTCATTTCCTTTATAATTCCTCGCCAGAACTGCCGTTTCTGACTGCGTGTAAGGCTCATATACAGCCCTTCGAAGTCAGTGTTAAGAAGATTACGGTAACCGCTCAAATCAACGATTCTGGGCATCTCAGAGTGTTTCAGAGCATCTAGGGACTCTTCCAGTCTGAGTCTGTCTTCTTTGTATTCATCCAAGCTGATTAGTTCGTTTATGTACAGTTCCTTTAGTCGATTAATCTTCTTATGGATACTGGCAATCTGCTTGGAATTGTCAATTACAACCTTCTGCTTTTCTTCGGTTTCGAAAATCCAGTCGCTGAGTCTCTTTCTGGTTTCTGCCAGAAGTATTTTCTCAAGTTTGTTTTCTCCGATGATTTTGGTATTCGGACAGTCAGTCAGTTCTTGTCTGACGTAATGTCCTGGACAGCGGTAGTAAATATACTCGCAGTTCGTACCATTTTTACACTTCTTAATCTGCCGTACACTGGAATATGTTCTGCCACACTGCTTGCATTTGATGATTCCGGTGAACAAGTAAGTATGTTTCTGTGAAGCTGATATATTGCGTTGCAGAAGCGTCTGTACATGGTCAAATAAGGCTTTATCTACGATAGGTGGACAGTAACTAGGGTTACCATTAAAAAGCCCGATATACTTCGAATTTGAAAGCATAGACTTTATCATATGCTTTATTCTTGGATGCCCACGCTCTGCCATGAATCGTGTGGTTTCATTGAGGTTGTTATGGAGAGCATAGTGTTCAAACATTTCCCGAATGAGTGGTGCATTCTCATCCGGCACCAGATGCTTATTTTCGATCCGGTATCCTAAAGGCTGATTACCACTTAGGACTTCGCCGTTACGGGCTTTGTATTCGAAGACTTGCCGTATGCGCTGACCTGTCTGCTCTGCTTCGAATTGTCCAAGATTCATGAGTGTGTTCAGAATCATTCTTCCTTGTGGACTTCGTGTATCGTACATCGGTTCCCAGATTGCCATCCAGTTACAGTTGTGATGGTCAAGTACATCTTGCATATTCAAGAAGTTTCTGAGACTTCGATGCAATCTGTCCATCTTGGTGCAGAGTATCAAGTCTATCTTATGTTCTCTGACATCGGACAGCATCCTCTGGAATTCAGTTCTGTTTTCTTTTGTTCCACTGATACCATCATCAATGTATTCACCGACCAAAATCATGTCATCATGCTCCATAACGTATTTCACCAGAGCATCTCGCTGTGCCGGTATGGAGTCACCTTCGTTCGCCTGACGATCTGTC